ACAACTCCATCTCCATTTCCTCGCGGGACAGCTGATTCTCCTGCTGCATCTGCTCCATCTTGATGCCGCTCTCCTGCTGCTTCAGCTGCATCTCCATCTGCAGCTTGGCTTCCTCGCCGCCGCCCTGCGCTTCTCTCAATGCGATGGCCGAAGCCGTGCTTTCCTTTCGCGCCTTGGCCTGTTTGAGCACGGCATCTGCATCAGTCTTCGCCGCCTCTGCCTTAAGATTAGCAAGTTCAAGTTCCGCGCCCAGCTTCTTGACCTCCATGGCATGCTGCGCTTCCTCTGAATTCGCAGCTTCCGCCATCTTTTTGAGAATCTCGTCCTTTCGATACAAGGAGCTGTGTTCAATAAGGACTTCATCGGGTATCTGAATCCCAAGTTCACGCAACGCCTGCGCCTGTTCGAACTGACTCTGCTCCAGCGTGGCTTTGTGCGGCGTACTCGTCACGACGATGTCGTACTCTCCGACCGTGAGGTCGTTGACAATCGTGCCCTCCGGAGTCGGCTGGTTGATTTCCACCTGCGCCTGCTCTCCGGTGATCTTATTGTGCGTGATGTTGATGAGCCTCGGCTCAGTGTAGAACTGCTGCACCATGGAGAGAACGTGCCGTGCCAAGAGCCAGTCGGTACGGCTGAGCGAGTCGAGCGGCTTGGCCTGATTGAGCGAGCCGCGCTTCAGATTCTCCTGTACAGCTTTTGCCGACACGTCCTCACGCGCCGTGCCCTGCTGGTAATCACTCACGCCGGAAATCGTCTTGATGTGCTCTTCGGCCTTGAAACTGATCCGGTCGAGGCCTGATGGAATCTGGTTCGGCTGGATCTTGTCGGCACCGGTGGCGATGTCGTCGAGCAGCAGCACGAGTCCTGTCTCAGCTCCGCGCTGCTCCAGCTCCTCCATCGTCATGTTCTTCAACGCGCCCGTACGGATCTTCCAGCCGCTGTTCGCCGTGGTGTTGATAACGTGAAGTTCTTGGCTGCTCACCTTGTTCAGTAGTTCCTGTGGGCCAAGCAAGTTCTCGACCAAGCCAATAGTCTTCCCACGGCGGAAATACGGAAAATACGGGACCACGGTAAAGTGCTCGTACGGTGACCAGTCGTCGTGCAAAACGTAGTTGTCCGCAGTCACTGTCCATCTGATCCTCTTCACCAGTTTGGGTATCACGGTGAGTCCGGCCTGCTGCGCCACCTCGGCCACCTTCCTCGGCCCCCAGCCTGCGGGCACCGCCCGCATGTCGCCGGTCATGGGGTCCACGAAGTGCGGCTGCTTGTCTATGACACGGTGTTGTCTTTCGATCACGCGGATGTTTCTCAGTACATTGCTCTGCTCTTTACTCTCCTGAAAGTACCCCTGCTGGGTATCCGGACCGAACCGGTCACGCACCCGCTCGATAGAGTCGAAGCCGTACTGGAACCAGCTGCCGCTGCGGTCCTTCAGCTGCTTCGCGTCCTCCATGTTGTACAGGATGCCGATGTCCTGCCACGTCATCCACTTCGTCACCATCACGTCGTTCCACGTGTCCGGGTCGTAGTCCTCCGCGTCCGGGTCAATGATGACGTTCTTCGGATTGATCCCCTCGACCCGCACCTCACCCTGCATGTGATCGGAGAAGTCCAGCCGACACTCCAGAAAACCTCGGGACGTGATGACCCCGTCGCAGAACATGTCGCTGCGTTTCCAGTCGAGCTGGTTGCTGTCCGAGATCTGCCGGAAGACTTTGGTCAGCGCCTCGGCGGTGGCGGGGGGAGCCCCCGCGCTGGGCTGGAACGTGGTGTCGGTGCGGTTATAAATCTGCTCGCCCATCACGTTCGACATCGTGCTCAGGATCTTGTTGATCGTGAGCGCTGGTCGTCTTTGACTCTGCAGCTTGGCAAGATCAGTCTGCTGCCACTGCAGGCCACGGAAATACTTCTCACACAACTCCGCTTTGTCCACGAAGTCGTTGTGCCCGTTGTCTCTGCAGTACTGGTACCGCACCCACTGCTGCAGGCTCTTCTGGCTGTCAATCGGCATATAGAGCCTCTCTCGCCTTCTTCGTTTCTTCGCTAAGCAATGACTCAAGCCGAGACAATCCTTGGTTCAACGCCACGACTACTCTTGCCTCTACCACCTTCTGCGCCGACCAGCCCTCCTTGATCCTGCGCCGCTTCCACGCTTCACGGTCGTACGCCTGACTCCGCTCCCGCGTCCACCCATAGCGGCCCGAATCTACGAAGTACTTCTGCCGATACTCCGGAGTCCACGGCATGATCAGCTCCTGCGCAGGCCGTTACCCGCTTTCGTCTTGATCTTCGATGCCGTGCCCAGCATGGCGTGCGCTCGCGCACGGATTTTCGGACGAGCCGAGGCCGGGGCGTGCCGAATCAGGGAGAGTGCGGCCTTGGCGTGGCCCTTGTCCGGGATCGGGAAACTGCGACCCGGACCTGCGAAAGTACTTGAGGGAAGTTTGCGGCGCTGGTCCGCTGTGAGTCTGGCCATGGGATCTCCTATGCGCTCATGTGGCTACCCTCGCCACCGCCGATCAAGTTGTTCAACTTCTCCTTCCAGCTCTTCGGAGCACGGATCTTGTACATGCTTTCCTTCGGCGTCTTGTTCACGCACAGATTCACCGCGTGCGCCAGCGCATCGACCACGTCATCGTGCGCACCTGCCGGAAAACGTAGAAATTCAAGCTGCACGTTAGCTAACCAAGGCGCTTCCAGCGGGAACCAGACTCTGCCCTGCTGCATTCTCCCCTGCAGACTTCTAGCCCGAGCCATCTTGTCTGTCAAGGTCTTCAGCTCCTCATAACTCGGGTACAGCTTGCGCTCCTGCATCCGGGCAGAAAGGAGCGGTTTCACCGCTTTCCAGATCTGCCCGTCTTCAAAGCCGAGCACGAGGGGGCAAGTTGGCTCATTGCCCCACTTCTCCACCGCATTAAGAATTTCCTCGACTATCGTGAAACTATCCCCTCTGAACCGCACCACGTCCACGAGGTGCAGATAGTCCTGCTCGTCCTGCAACAAAGTCACGCCGACGTTGTAGTCGTTGTGCTGCTTTTCCCCGATGGCAAAGTCCCACGCCTGATACACGTTCCTGTTGAACAGCGGCGGGGACTGCGTCTCAAACTTCATCCACGCCTTCTGGAAGTACATGCCCTCGTCGGGCACGGGGTTCTGCTGGTACAGGGCCGACCATGTCCTCCGGGGCATGTTGGCCCGATAATTCACCAGCATCTTCTCGTCGTACCGCGCCGAGTGCAGCGCCTCGCCGGGAGCCCGTAAAAACTCCAAAGAAGTTATGGAGTTTAGGTTTTGACTTTCCTTGTACCGCTCAATCTTGTTGGTAACTTTGTTCAGGTACTCGTACTCCTCGGCCAGCGCTGGATACTTCACCACGTCGAACTGGTCCCCCGTAGGACGGTCCTCGCCCTCGGAAAATTTCGTCCCTGCCATGGCCAGCTGCAGCCGTCCTGCCAAGTCGTCGTCGTTCCACCACGTCTGGATGATCAGCACGCCCCCTCCGGGGGCCAGACGGGTGTAGGCGGTAGACCAATACCACGACCAGAGCATGTCCCGGGTCAAGATGGAGTCAGCTTCCTCCTGATTCTTGATCGGGTCGTCAATAATCAAGACGTGTGCGCCTTTCCCCACGATACCGCCCCCGACACCCGCAGCGGTAAAACCACCACCAGAAGTTGTATTCCATGCTTCGGCGGACTGGCTCTCCGCATCTAGGACACACTTTGGGAATAGCGCCAGAAAGCTCGGGTCCCGCGTGATCTCCCTCACTTTCCGGCTGAACTTCATCGGCAAGTCGAGGTTGTACCCGCAGTTGATCACCTCGTGCTCCGGGTGGTGTCCTAGGTGCCATGCCGGGAACCTTATGCTGGCCAGTTCACTCTTGCCGTGCCGGGGTGGCATCAGCAACATGAGCCGGGGTGAGCGCCGGTGCGTCACGTCATCAGAAAATTTTTCTAGGCGTCGTGCAATGTCCTCGTGCACCCATCCGGCCTCGTAAGACGGGTAGAACCGCTTCACGAAATGAATAAGATTCCTGCGGGCCAGAACTCTCGACGCCAGCTCCAGCCGCTGCTTTACGTCCAGCTTCTCAAGCGCTGGGGGCAGTTTCCGGGGGCTGGTCATCCGGCACGGCGGGTAGTGGCTCCGAGGCCTCGGCTGGGGCCTCGGGTACTACCTCGGCGTCCATTAGATGTCGTACCTCGCCTTCGATCAACTCCGCATCTTTCTCGATGATCTCCAGCAAATCACTGTCGGAGAGCGTCTCCAGCTGCGTCAATACCCGCTGGCTGGTGGCGTTGATGTTCAGGATTTTTACTTCGGGGGCATAGTACCCGCAGACTTTTGCTATCTCTCTCCAGCCCGCGATCTGGGTCATGGGCTCGGCCATCATCTTTGCCTGCTCAATGGCTTCCAAGAAGCCTTCCATGACCTTTTTGCGGGTCATGTCCACGACGCGCTCGTTGCGGGCCTGCAACTTCTTCACAAACGCGATGAAATCAGGTCGTTTGGCTATTTCATACGGCGGGGTGTGATAACCAGCCATCTTCGCTGCATGAAGTACTTCACGGCCCTGTGCAACGTGCTTGGCGAACAGCCGCTGTTTCTCTGTGAGATCCGGCTGGCCGACCTCTACTCGCATGGCGTTCAAGCTGGGCATCTCTGAAGCGTAGCACAAAAAAGGGAATTGTACAGGTGCGCTATAAAGGCCCTACTACGGCGATGGGTAAGTCGAGACGATGGTACTAAAAATTTTTTAAATATGGTGAATGTGCTTGTTTAAGTGTCCTCCCCCCTCCGCGCCTGCGGTGGGGGGTACTTCGGTTCGCATCACACTGCACCTCGTTAAGAATGCTTAAGTCAACCCCAGTTGGGGTGTTGCTTGGCAGTCTGTGGTACAACAACCTCTTACATCTTGGAGATCCGAAATCATGGCTACAAAACGCAAAGTCGTACGCTCATCCTCCGCTCCTGCGAAGGTCAACAGCACGCCCAAGTCATCGGGCTCGTACCTCGCCCTCAACTTGGGCGCTTCGGTCGGCGTCATCACACTCGCTACAACTGAAGTTGCGAGCGATGTCGCCTTCGGTTATCAGCACAGCCGTTCCCCCGCGCAGCGCATGAAGCGCGCTGCTCGGGTGAACGCACGCCGCGCTGCTTGGGCAGCACGGCGCTAATCACTCCGTTGCTACAACGAAAGCCCCACGAGCTTACGCTCGTTGGGGCTTTCTTACTGCGACTGCGACGATCCTAGACCAACACCCAACCCCGATTGGGGCATTTGGAGTGCAGTCCATCCGATTAACGACTTAGGGAGTATGTGATGTCCGATAAAAAGCGTGCACCGTGGCATGTGTCCCCCGAGGCCTTCGCAAGCCTCGTGGTTGGCCCGCAAGACCCCGAGTTTCGTGCTGCCGCACGAAAACTCGTGGAACGGCTCGGTCGCGGCGTTTCCGCAAAGGAGACGCGGCTGTACCTCCGTTGGCGGGCGAAGAACGTAAAGCGCGCCCAGAAGTTCTGGGCGGCTTACGTTCCTCCCGCGCCGCCGCCTACGGAGTAGGCGGCTTCGTACCCCAATTCGGATTCACGACGTTGTCGCGAATCCGATTGGGGATTTCGGCTTGTGCCTTCGGTGAATCAACACACCGCTGAGGGAGCACACACATATTTGAACAGCATCCTAATAGCCCCTGTTGGGGGTTTTGGTGTGCAGTTCCGAAGTTCAACCCCTTACCACGAGAAGGATTATGGACGAAAACCATAAGTGC